AAGTATCTCAAAGAAACAGAGGAAAAGAAACGTGATTGAACACATCATTGTAGGGGCTACTGCCGAGCGTGAGGCGTGTGCGCAACTATGCGAAGACCGCGACTCGGGACAAGATTTACCTCGTGATCTTGAAGACAGGGAATGCGCCATCGCCATCCGAGCAAGGGGCCAGGAATGATGACGATTGACCAGCTTGTAGGCAGACTGATTGATCTTGAGGGAAAGTATTATGATCTACAATCTAAGTACCAGACCTTAATCCATCAATATGAAGAACTGAAAGCCACTCATGAGAATTGCTCTCGACATCGAAACGAATCTCAAGCACGATACGATCCATTTACTCGTCACACGGTGCCTTGAAACAGGAGAAATTAAAGTATGGAAAAATCCAAATGGCCTAAACGACTATCTAAGCAAGGCTACACTCCTGATAGCTCACAATGGGATCGCATTCGATTTCTATCTCCTGAACAAGTTATGGAATACGAAGATCGGCTTGAAGAAGGCGTACGACACATTAGTAGCAAGCAGGCTATTAGAGCCAACGAGAGAGAACGGACACAGCTTGGAAAGCTACGGAAAGCAGCTCGGTATTCCCAAGATTGACTACCCTGCTGTATGGTCGTGGATGATGGACAGACGAGAGGAATACCCAGGAGAATGTTATGATAACCCGATTGGAAGTCTTCTTGAAAGCTACTGTACTCGTGACGTGGTTGTGCTTGAACGCGCTTATAATCACATCAGCAATAGCCTTAATGATAAAGGGTTTTCAGTGGACTCTATCGAGCTAGAGCATCAAGTAGCTGCAATCATTGCTCAACAAGAGCGTAACGGATTTAAACTGGACACAATTCATGCAACCTGTTTACTTACTGACCTCAAGACAAAAATGGCAGGAATATATGAGCAAATGCAAGAACGGTGGCCTCCCGTTACCATCGAGCGAGTCTCAGAAAAGACAGGAAAGCGACTCAAAGATGAAATCGTTACCTTCAATCCTGGCTCCCGAAAGCAAATCGGAGAAAAGCTCCAAGAGCTAGGATGGAAACCTAAGAAATTCACTGAGACTGGACAACCAATTGTTGATGAAGTTGTACTGATGAACACAGACATTGCTGAAGCCAAGATGATTGCTGAGTACTTGCTGCTACAAAAGCGCATTGCTCAGGTGGAATCATGGCTAGAGGCTATGGGTTCAGATGGACGAGTACACGGTAAGGTTATCACTAATGGGGCTGTAACAGGCCGTATGACACACTCTAAGCCTAACATGGCTCAGGTTCCTAATGCTGGTAGCCTATATGGGCCTGAGTGCCGCGAATGCTGGACTGTGGAACCAGGGAATGTGCTTGTAGGATGCGATGCCAGTGGATTAGAGCTTAGAATGTTGGCTCATTACATGAAGGATGCTGATTATGTTAAAACAGTCGTTGAAGGCTCGTCTAAGGACGGGACGGATGTCCATACAAAGAATCAAACAGCGGCGGGACTTAGCACCAGAGATCAAGCGAAGACTTTCATATATGCTTTTCTATATGGAGCAGGGCCATCGAAGATCGGTTCCATCGTTGGCGGTGGTGCTTCAGACGGACAGAAGCTTATCGACAAGTTCCTTTCCGGGACTCCCAAACTCAAAGTTCTACGGGATACGGTTGCAAGATATGCGAGCAAGGGTTATGTACCGGGGCTGGATGGTCGTAAAATTTGGGTGCGGTCTGAACACGCTGCCCTCAATAGTCTCTTACAGGGGGCGGGTGCGATTGTGATGAAGAAGGCGCTGGTGATCTTTAATGATAAAATCAAGATCAACAAGTGGCCTGTGAAGCTAGTCGCGAATGTTCACGATGAGTTTCAGTTTGAGGTTCCTGCAAATCTGGCTGAAGTGACCGGAGAAGCTGCAAAGCAGTCCATCATCGAAGCTGGTATATTTTATAAACTACGTTGTCCATTGGACGGAGAATACAAATATGGGGCCAACTGGCGAGAAACTCACTGATGGTAGCTTTGATGCTAGAATCATCATTGACATCAAGGATTCAATGTTCATGGTGTCGCATACAGCCAACATTGAGCTGGATCAAATCTACACGATTTTTCTAGCTGCTATAGAATACATGGAGACTGTGGAGTTTGGGATAGACCCAGATAATCCACGGATCCTGAATTGACAGTACGGAAAGACGTACATTTTATTAACTTTCAAAGGATTGAAAAATGAGTGATCTGAAACCCGTTAAAATCTCTGGCGAGCTTTTCTGGAGCAAATGGATGAGCGAGTTCAATAAAGCTTTTAACGATGATAATGACCGCTATGAGTGCACCATTGGTAATATCTCTGATGCTGACGTAGCCAAGCTGACTAGCCTGGGTATTCGTGTCAAGTACAAGGATGCTATGGGTAACTTCATCGTGGTTAAAAGCAAGTTCTCGTTTAAGCCTGTAGATGCTGATGGTAACGCTGTTGCTGTGGATGCTCTTGGTAATGGCTCTAAGTGCGAGGCTCTCGTGAGCGCCTACAAGCACAAGATGAGTGCAAAGTACGGTAACGCTCCTAGCATTGTGGGGAACTCTGAGAAGACGTTCCTAACGGTAACTGAGGTGAAGACCTACGTTCCGGACGCTAAACAAGAAGACGATGACGTCCTCTGAGCTTCCTAAACTAGCTCTTATTGACGCAGATGTTATCGTATACAGGGTCGCATTTGCGTCAGAAGAGGAAACAGAGGAAATCTGTTTTGCGAGAGCTAAAGAACTCATCTTTGAAATAGTTTATACAGAACTTAACTGCGATGACTATAAAGCCTATCTCACCGGCAAAGGGAATTTTCGACAAATGGTGGCGACAACAGCCCCATACAAAGGAAACCGAAAAGACTTCCAAAAGCCAAAGCACTACGATGCCCTCAGAGAGTATCTCCAACGACTTGGAGCAGAACTCGTCGAAGGACAAGAAGCCGATGACGCTATCGCCATCGAAGCCACGAAAGAGCAAGACAGGTGCTGGATCGTCTCAATAGACAAGGACTTTGACCAAGTTCCAGGGTGGCACTATAACTTTGTCAAGAAAGAGAAGTATTATGTCACCGAGGATGAAGGAATCCGTAGCTTCTACACTCAGATTCTGACAGGAGATAGAACGGATAACATCATTGGAATCAAAGGAATCGGACCTGTAAAGGCTGAGAAGATCCTAGCAGATTGTAAGACAGAAAGGGAACACTATGATGCGTGTGTTAAAGCGTATGATGGGAATATTGAGCGAGTTACCGAGAACGGAGTGCTACTGTGGTTAAGACGACATCCAAACCAGTTGTGGCTACCTCCTTTACCCTCGCAGGCTTCGACTGGACCGTTAGGTTCATTGAGGGACTTGCAGACTACGGAACCTGCAATCCAAGCTCCCAAGAAATCCTCCTCAGAGCAGGAATGAATGAACAAATGACTCAGCAAACCTTTTGTCATGAACTTGTTCACGCAATTATGTTCACAATGGGTAAAGTAAACCACGATGAGGAATTCATTGATGCTTTTGGTTCTTTGCTTCATCAGTTTTATAGGACTAAAGCTTGAAAACCAGTAGTGCTAAAGCCAAGGGACGTAACCTCCAGAAGTGGGCTGCTGCAAGGCTCCTAGAGCATGCTCCAGAGCTTGAAGGAGACGATATTAAGTCTACGTCAATGGGAGCCTCTGGAGAGGACGTAATGCTCTCTCCTGCTGCTCGTAAGATCTACCCCTGGCAGATTGAGTGCAAGAGTTACGCTCGTATCGCTGTTTATGACTTCTACAATCAAGCCTGCTCGCATGGGACGCATGAGCCTGTTGTCTTCATCAAACAGAATCAGTGTAAACCTCTTGTAATCGTTGATGCTGAATACTTTGTAAGGAATTTCAGAAATGGAATTAAAACTGATTAAAGAGAATGAAGACGGTTCAGCGGATTATGCTTTTGATCTCACCAAAGAAGAACAAAACAACATTATCCGTTGGGCAATCATGCAAGCAATAATGAAAGCAGTAGAGGAAGGAAATAAGTATGACCCAGGTGAAGTTAGTATGGGTAACTCCGCAAGCGGAGGAGAAAGTAGCGTACATGGCTCGGGTGAGCAATCCAGCGAACCAAAACAACCAGCAGACGGCTTCAAAACTTCTCAAGTACTTGGTTAAGAACAAACACTGGAGTCCGTTTGAGATGGTCAATGTTTGCATGGAGATTGAAACCACCAGAGACATTGCTAGGCAGATCCTAAGACACCGTAGCTTTTCTTTCCAAGAGTTCAGTCAACGATACGCAGTAGCTGAGTCTTTTGCAAACCGTGAGTGCCGAATGCAAGATAATGTTAATCGTCAGAACAGTATCTCATTAGATATTCACGGAAAAGACGAAGATCGCCATCTTGCTACTTGGTGGGACGGAGTGCAGAACAGGCTCACTAAAGAAGCTGAATTTCTATATCAGGCTGCTCTTTCTAAGGGAATCGCTAAAGAGGTTGCTCGCAGTCTTCTTCCAGAAGGTTTGACAACTTCTAGGATGTACATGAATGGTACTCTGCGTAGCTGGATTCATTATATTGATATTCGTTGTGATAAAGCCACACAGAAGGAACATCGTGAAGTTGCAGAGGAATGTCGAGATATAATATTTGAGCAATTTCCTTCAATCAGGGAGGTATTAAATGGAGCTTGAAGATTATTTTCATCAAATTCAACAGGAGAAACCTATGATTCATAAAGACACTCGTGTAACAATAAGCATCGATCAAGATAACTCTGACCTGGAGGACTTCCCTGACCAGTACGTCAGTCAGACAATGAGCTATAGCGGCCCTACTTGGACAACCGTTCTTGAAGATCTCATCAAGGTGCTAGAGCTGCACTATGGGTACGATATCAAAAGCAGAGTCTTCTATGCTATAGAAAATCCTATCTTTGACCATGATTATGCTGCTGCTCCTGGACGTGAACTACATAAAGAGAAGTTCTTAGACCTGCTCTCAGAGCACCCAGAGCTTAATAACGGCGGTAAACACGAACCGATTCGCTGGTAATGAGAATCCTTGTTATACCAGATTGTCAAGTCAAGCAAGGTGTTCCTTTGGATCATCTTGTTTGGGCTGGTAAGGCTATCACGGATTATCGTCCTGACGTTGTTGTTAACATCGGGGACTTTGCTGATATGCCTAGTCTGTCTTCCCACGATATTAAAGGCTCCAAGTACTTTGAAGGTCTTAGGTACAAGTCTGATGTCGACGTTACGAAGCAGGCTATGAAACTGTTGTTAAATCCTCTGAAAGACCTACAAAATCGTCAGAGGAAGAACAAAGAAAAGGTTTATAAGCCTCGAATGGTGCTTACCCTGGGAAACCATGAGAATCGCATTGATCGGGCTGTAAACAATAATCCCACCCTTGAAGGGTTGATCTCAACTAAGGACTTAGGCTATGAAGCTGATTGGGAAGTGCATGAGTTTCTTCATCCAGTGTTCATTAATGGTGTTGGTTTCAATCACTATTGGCCTGTGGGCGCTATGGGCAGACCAGCTAGTTCCCCTGCTGCTATTATCAGCAAGCTGCATATGTCTTGCGTTTCCGGACACCAACAGGGAAAACAGGTTGCTTACGGTAAGAGGGCAGACGGTAAGCCTATTACCGCTATCGTGGTGGGCAGTTACTATCTCCATGATGAATCTTACATGGATCAGCTTAGTAATCGTCATTGGCGTGGTCTCCTAGTAATGAACGAGGTACAAGACGGTCACTTTGATGAAATGTT